CAGCGACTTAGAATGGATGAACTGGGTACAGTACGCCCAAGCAAGACTACAGTACTTAGAAAACAAACTCGCAGAAACAATCACAAAGATGGAAGAGCTAAAAGAGACCAACAGAACGCTCCAAAAGAGATTGCTACAAGGTTAAGAGTAAGTTAAACTTAATCGGTGCATATGAGTTTGGGAGAACGTAATGCCTAATGAAGTAGTAAATAAAGGTGGAAGACCAAGTACCTACGATATAGGAATAGCCAATGAGATTTGTGCTAGGGTAGCTACTGGTGACACCATACAAAACCTCACAAAGAATGCCTTACTGCCTGCTCAGTCAACTGTATACAAATGGATTACATTACACCCAGAGTTTGGGGAGATGTTGCGTCAGGCGAGAGCAGACTACGCAGTAACCCTAGTAGACCAGTATGCAGAGATTATGGATAAGGAGCCTGCAACCTTCTTCGATCAACAGGGTAATAAGCGTATAGACCCTGCCTCAGTACAAGATAAGAAGCTCAGGATGGAGGGTAGGAAGTGGTTAGCAGGGAAGTACAACACTCTCTTTGCTGATAGGACTGCTACTGAGAAGCCTGAGGTAGAAGGCCAGATAGTAGATGTAATGGCTAAGGAGATTGTTTCTACCTTAATCAAGAACTATGAGATGAAGCGTCAAGTAGTGATTTCCAATGCATGAGGAGATCATTGAGCAGTTGCAAGACCCTGAGATACAGGAATCCCTCAAGCGACTGTCCACAGAGGATCTAATAGCCTTCAAGTGGCATATGGGTTGGTTAGCGAACGCCCATGACCATCAGATAGTGCCTGCAGGGAACTGGTGGAATATATGGTTATTGTTAGCAGGAAGGGGTGCAGGGAAAACCCGAACAGCCTCAGAGACCATAGGTAGGTGGGCTTGGGAGCTTCCTAACTCTAGGTGGTTGTGTGCAGGCCCTACCTCCTCAGACGTAAGGGGAACCATGTTTGAGGGTGACTCTGGCCTGATCAACGTCATACCCCTAGAACTTATCAAAGACTACAACAAGAGCTTCCACGAGATTACCCTGACCAATGGCTCCCTGATCAAGGGTATCCCTGCCTCAGAGCCTGAGCGTTTCAGGGGTGGACAGTGGCATGGGGCTTGGTGTGATGAGTTGGCGGCTTGGGACTACATCACCGAAGCATGGGATCAGATCCAGTTCTCTGTACGTTTAGGAGAAAGAACTCGCATCATAGCTACCACAACGCCTAGACCCAAGGACTTGATCGTAGACTTAGTAGGCAGGGATGGAGACGATGTGGTGGTGACCACAGCCTCGACCTACACTAACCTAGCTAACCTAGCCCCAAGCTTTAAGAAGCAGATCCTTCAGTACGAAGGCACCAAGCTAGGCAAACAAGAGATCTATGCTGAGATACTCGATCCAGAGGACACTGGCATCATCAAGAGGTCTATGTTCAAGCTCTGGCCTAATGGTAGGGCTTTCCCTAAGTTCGAGTACATAGTCCAAAGCTACGACTGTGCGACCTCAGAGAAGACTCAGAACGATGCTACTGCCTGTATAACCCTTGGTGTGTTTAAGCCCACAGATGGCCCAATGAGTGCCATGGTGATCGACTGTTGGCAAGACAGGCTCCAATACCCTGACTTACGTCCTAAGGTGAAGGAGGAGTTCGAGGTGGTGTTTGGGGAGGGAAAGGACAAGAAGAGGGTGGACTTGATACTGGTGGAGGACAAGTCAGCAGGCATCCAGTTGATCCAAGACCTCCAAAGAGCACACTTGCCTGTTCGGGCTTATAACCCGGGTCGGATCGACAAAGTTCAAAGGCTCAACGTAGTCAGCCCTGTCATATTCCATGGTCGAGTCTGGATCCCTGAGAGTGGTAAGAACAAGGGCTTTGTCAAGGACTGGGCAGAAGGCATGGTGAGCCAAGTCTGTGCCTTCCCTGAGAGTGCCCATGATGACTATGTAGATGCCATGACCCAAGCCCTGAGGTTTCTGAGGGACACTGGATGGTTAGATGTCGATGGCCCAAGGCCAGATGACTATGATGAAGACGATTATGTAGACTCAGGCATGGGCAAGAGCAAAGGCAACCCTTATGCACAGTAAGCTAGACCAAGGGTCAAACACTAGGCATAATATGGGTTACTCCAATCTTCCGAGGTCATAATGCCCAATCCTCGTGCTCAAAAGCCTTTATCGTATGAACAGATCATTAAAGATGCCAAGAGCCTTGGTGTCCCTGCACAAGCCCTATTAGATGCTCTGGCAGGTGGTGTGAAGGGTTCTGTCAGTGCAACGGTAGGAGCACCTGCTGATATATATAACCTACTGAACCAAGCCTCCTTTAGAGGCCAGTTACCTACTGCTCCTTATGGCTCAGAGGACATCTCTAAGATGCTCCCTGACGTTATCCCTACTGAAGACAAGTCACGCAAGCATAGTGCTGAGTATGGTGAGACTATGGGTAGCTTCATCCCTACACCTATGGCAGGCCAAGCCTTGAAGGGTGCTGTCAAGCTAGGAGCCAAGGGAGCTAGAGCCTTGGGTGAGGAGGCAGGCAGACGAGCAGTGATGGGTGAGTCCTTCACTCCATTTGTCAATACAGCCATACCCCAAACTCATGTGGTCAAACCTAAAGGTGGCAACTGGTTTACAGGTGAGGTTGAGAAGGGATTGAAGGGGTTAAAGCAAAGAACAGCAACTGGAAGCAAGCCTGAAGAACTCTTGAAAGAATTAGAAGCTCGTATGAATCCAGAAGAGATGGCGAAGACTTCTCCTGAGGCTCAACAGATTTTTCACAGTAGTAGAGATAGGTTACAAAAAGATATTGCCCTTAACAACTGGGTAGATAAGAACCTAACCAATTACGTCAAGAATCAAATGGGTACGCCAGATGATCCAGTGCGTAAGTTAGCAGAAGAAGGGATTGTTCATAAGCCATTTGAAGATATATCACAGTTTGATAAAGATGAATTGGGAAAGTATCGTGCTGAACAAGGATTCCCTCCTGAAGGTTTAGGTAAATCTCCACAAGCTCAGGCTTGGGAAAATGAATCTGACTTTACTTTTAATATTAAAAAAGCAAAAGGCCTTCAAGAACTTCCTGAAAAAATAGCTAAAGCAGACTTAGCTAACGCAGAAAGAATACAGGCAGAAGCTAATTTAAATTCAAAGGTTGCTCAATATTTTAAAAACAATCTTCCTAATTTAACCGAAAAGGATTTAAACAATTTAGTTAAAGGATTGGGATACGATGAAAAAGAACGATTGATTGATGATAATACTTTTTCAAATACACTTGGAAAACTACAAAAACTTACGTCTTTTGATGATGATTACAACTTAAAACGTCTTCAAGAGAATCAATGGATCAACAAAGTTTCACCTGACGCTAATATTTATTCAGCCCAAACAGGTGGCCTTGGCTTTGACCACATCCTTGATGTTCTTAAAGAAGATGTAGCTAATGGACGCTTACGTCCAGAAAGCCTCAAGAACGTCAGTATGGAACAGGCTGTACGAAGAACCTATGAGTACGACCAAGAGATGGCTAAGAAGATGGCAGAAGCTCAGTTCAAAGTTACTGAGGGTATGCCTGTCCACAAAGAGTATCCTGAAGGATACAAGTGGATTGAGTTGGCAAGGCCTGATATAAAAGAAATGCCATCAACTCATCAAATAGAGCCTTACGAAAGCAAATTGCTTGGCACGATGTATCGTCCAGTAAACAAAGAAACCCGATTGCATGGTGAAGGCTATAAAACCGAAGATCAGGCAACAAAAGAATTTTTGCGTGAACACGCTGAAAACCAACTGGCTGAAGCACTCAAGTACGAAGGCGAGACCATGGGTCACTGCGTTGGTGGCTACTGCCCTGATGTGCTAGAAGGACGCTCACGCATTTATAGCTTGAGAGATGCCAAGGGTGAGCCTCATGTGACTGTTGAAACAGGTAAAGCGCAAGGGCGTACCAACTACGATGATATGCAGGCTATTTACAACCAAGCTCAACAAGAAGCCAACGGAAAAAACTTTGTTACAACTGATCAATTCAATAACTACTACAACGACCGAGTTAAAGAATTGCAGTTTGCATTCCTTGACAAGCAAAAGGCTGAACTTCCTGAACGCATTGTTCAGATCAAAGGCAAAGGCAACGCCAAGCCAGTGGACAAGTATCTGCCTATGGTGCAAGACTTTGTAAAATCAGGCAACTGGAGTGATGTTGGTGATTTTAATAATACTGGTATGTTTGATCTTCACAACAGTACACAATATGCTGATGATTTAAGATTATTTGGCAATAAAGTTAATTTAAAACTGCCCAGATATTTGACCAATCAAGAGGCAGATATTTTGGGTAGGCATTCAGTCAACCATCGTTTAGCAGAATCAGCATACCCAGAAAGCAAACCAATACCAGAAATACCTGAAGAGCTTAGACAGTATCAAATACAATCTGAACCTCCAGTAGAAGGCATGAAACAAGGTGGAGCAGTCAGCATCAGTACTAACCCTGACACTATGTACATGGAGTTGATGGATAGGAAGTTTGCAGGTGGTGGGGCAATTGCCAAGTTAACCAAAGCATTAGCCAAGACTGAAAAAGCTTTACCTGATGTTTTGCCTAGAGCCAAAGCCATAACCAAAGAAGAGATTAGACCATATGCTCAGAAAATGTCTGAGATGATGGAAGGTAAGTTTGTCAGGCCAGATCCAAGTGTTTCTCAGAATCCTGCAGGAAAATCACTTGACCAGTGGAAACGTGAGCAGACATTGAAACATGACATTAGGCCAACTGCTTTACATAGAGATTTACCAGTTGCTGACATTGAAAAACAGTTAGGTATGCTCAAGATGGGTATATCTGGTGACACTACAGTAGCTGAAAAGGTATTGCATGAGGCAGGCCCTTATAAATTAGACTCGCCTACACCACTCCATGGTGGGCCTTTGTATGGCTTAGGTGGAGAGGGTGCTTGGGCATCTAACAACCCAATTGCTAAGAATGTACAACAACGAGTACAAGAGTTATCTAGGGCACACAACGATGCACCAGTCTTAGGCCAGTACATGGCTATGGGCAAATTGGGTAGCGACTTTGCTCAACACTTTGCAGATTCAAATTTGAGGGCAATTGACTTAACCAAGATGACTCCCCAACAAATAGAAATGTTTGATGAGTTGATTCGTAAGGGTAGTCCAAAGTCTGGGCCTAGGCCAACATTCCCCGGCATTGAGGACAAAGACCTAGCCTATATGCACTTCCAACTTGACCCTGAGTTGAGAAAGCACTTTAACGCCTTGATGCAGAAGCCTGACTACACCAAGCCATTGAACCTTCCTGATGGACGCATAGTTCACCATGCTATCACTGAGCCTGAGCTAAGAGACTTACCTGTGACAACTACTGGATTCTCGCAGATGGGCCTAAACCCAAATGCTAATCCTGAGGGCTTAGTTAGATCAGTACACCCAACTTACTCTCATGTAATTCCCATGGATCCTAATTCACAAATGACTAGGACAAAGTATCCTGTCCCTGCTGAATTAGAGTTTCGTGATGTATTTGATTACGCCAAAAACTTAAAGACCGAAGGTGATAAAAACAGATACAGGCCAGAAGATATGACTCGTGTCTTGCAAACCTCTACTCCAAGACAGATTATTGATCCTCAGCACATTGACGAAATCAAAATGTACGAAGAGTTGATGAAAGAATACACTGGCAAGAAAAAAGGTGGGGCTATCAAGAAAGCCAAAGGTGGTGCTGTACAAAGCCTAGAGACTAACCTACCTGCTTTGACCAAGACAGATTACCATTCTATAGACAAGCTTATGGCTCACATATCTAAAGAGCATAAGATACCTCCCCAGAAATTACATGATGACTTTGTTGCAAAGCACCATATGACTCCAGATACTTGGATTAAAAGGAAATAACTATGGCTACTGAAATGCCAATTGAACAAGACTACCAACGCTTTGTTGATGGAGTGTCTGAGCCTGCAGAGGATGGTAGCGTCACTGTTGACCTTCCTGAAGAGGAGATGGACATTGAGGAACTGCCTGATGGCTCTGCAATAATCACCACTGATGACTACCAAGGCCCAGAGGAGGATGAGGACTTCTACCAAAACTTGGCTGAGGAGTTTGACCCCTATGAGCTAAACCGTATTGCTATGCGCTACATAGACCTCGTAGAGAACGACAAGCAAAGTCGTGAGGAACGAGACAAACAGTACGAAGAGGGGTTGAAGAGGACTGGGTTAGGGAAGGATGCCCCCGGAGGGGCTAACTTCCTAGGAGCCTCTAAGGTTGTCCATCCCATCATGGCTGAAGCTTGCGTGGACTTTGCCTCCAGAGCCATCAAGGAGATGTTCCCACCTGATGGCCCAACTAGAACAAAGATTATCGGTGACGTTGACAAGAAGAAAGTTGAAGTAGCAGAGCGTAAGCGTGACTACATGAACTGGCAGTTAACAGAACAGATCGAAGAGTTCAGGGACGAACAAGAGCAGTTACTGACCCAACTTCCTCTTGGTGGTTCACAGTACCTCAAAATGTGGTACGACGAAGGCAAAAAACGTCCCTGTACAGAGTTTGTGCCTATAGATAACATTTACCTACCTTACGCCTCAGGCAACTTCTACACTGCCCAAAGGGTGACAGAGGTCAATACCATTACCTCTTGGGAGTTTCAACGTAGGGTGGATTCAGGTCTCTATAGAGACATTAGCTTGATCAGAGCTTCTGCTGAACCTGAGATGAGCTACGCTGAGAAGGCTAATACCAAGATCGAAGGTAAGAAGTTCCAAGACAATGATGATGGTGTTAGGAACGTCTTCCACATCTATACATGGTTAGAGCTAGATGAGGACAAGCGTTCTGATGGCGAGACTGCACCATACATCATGATGGTGGACGAGTTAGATATGAAGGTTGTTGGCCTCTATCGTAACTGGGAAGAGGGAGATGAGACCATGACCAAGTTGGACTGGCTCGTAGAGTTCAAGTTCATCCCTTGGCGTGGTGCCTATGCTATTGGACTGCCTCACTTAATTGGGGGCTTGTCTGCCGCACTCACTGGCTCTCTTCGTGCCCTTCTAGACTCTGCACACATCAACAACTCAGCAACGATGTTGAAGATCAAGGGTGCTAGGATGTCTGGGCAGACACAACAGGTGGAGGTCACTCAGGTGGCTGAGATCGAGGGGGCACCCGGCGTGGATGACGTTCGCAAGATAGCCATGCCCATGCCCTTCAACCCTCCTAGCCCAGTGCTGATGGAGTTGTTGGGTTGGCTCACAGATGCGGCTAAAGGGGTGGTGTCCACCTCAGAAGAGAAGATTGCAGACGCTACCAACAATATGCCTGTAGGTACTGCTCAAGCCCTTATCGAGCAAGGTGCCCACGTCTACTCAGCAATTCATGCCAGACTACATGAGTCACAAGCTCGTGTCCTGAAGGTGTTAGGTAGACTGAACAGATGGTATCTAGATGACCAAAGACGTGGCGAGATGGTCGCTGACTTGGACATTCATAGGGAAGACTTCAAGCGCAACACTGACGTTATACCAGTCTCTGATCCTCATATATTCTCAGAAACCCAGAGAATGGCTCAGACTCAAGCTGTGATGTCTATCATGGCTCAGTACCCCCAAGCATTCAACCAAAAGGCTGTGCTTGAGAGGTTCCTGAAGCAGATGAAGATACCTCAGATCAATGAGTTAATGGTCATGGAACCTGTAGAGGACATGATCAATAGCTCACAAGAAAACGTCTTGATGATGACTGGTCAGCCTGCCAAAGCATATGAGGAGCAAGATCACCTAGCTCACATCCAAAGCCACTTGGATTTCTACCAAAACCCAGTGTTTGGGGGTGCCAATCCTTTGATCATGCCTACTTTGATACAGCCTATGGTTACCCATATGCAAGAGCACTTTGGTATGTGGTACCAGTCTAGGATGAATGAGTACGTTGAGAAGGCCATGAGGGGCAAAATAATTGATTATGACAACCCTGATGTCACTCCTAAGGCTGACAAACTGTATGCATTGGCCTCTCAGCACGTCCAACAAGACTCTGAGCAGACTTTTGCCCATGTTATGCCCATCTTCCAACAGATGATGCAACAAATACAGCAGTTGAAACAGCAAGCACAGCCACCAATGGATGCTGATGCACAGGCTTTGGTACAAACTTCTATGGCTGAGACACAACGTAGGGCTAAGAAAGACCAAACTGACGCTCAAATGGCTCAAGCCAAGCTACAAAACAGCCAACAACTGGAGCAAGCCAAGCTAAAAGCTGATGCTGACAAGTTTATGGCTGAAAAACAACTGGATATTGCTATGAGTGCTGAGGATAACCTCACCAAAGAGCGTATTGAATCTGCAAAATTGACCCATGAAGGGGGCAAATTGCAACACGAGCAGGTGAAAACTGCACTGGGACTTGAAAACCAAGCCCAGAACTTTCTAGGAGGACAAAATGTCTAACGATGCAGAGCAAAAAGGCGAATTAGTTCGTCAACACAAACGTATGGCTATGGGCGAGAAGCTTGATGGCACATCTTTAAAGGGCAAGGGCGATTCAAAGCCTGCTAAACCACAAGGAGGACTAGCACAAGCAAAGAAAAAATAAATGATCTCTATATCTCAAGTCATCAACGTAACTAAGGCACGCCAAGCTGAAATAGCTTTTTCTCTTGGAGCAGGAAATGCTTCTACATGGGAAGCGTACCAACGTATGGTGGGTATTTATTTGGGGCACCAAGAAGTTTTGGATGCCATTAACAACTTGTTAGCACAAGAAGAGGAAAAAGAGAATGAGCGATGACACGGTAGCTTCTAACGAAGCTGAGATAAATTGGGCCTTTCCAGTTGTAGATCCCGGAGCCAAGCCATTAGGTGGAAGAATCTTAGTTCAACTCAGAAGAACTAAGACGAGAACGACTAGTGCAGGGATCATTTTGGTTTCAGAGACCAAAGAGACTGAAAAGTGGCAAAACATGGTAGCTAAGGTCATCGAGATTGGCCCTCTAGCGTTCAAAAACCGAGACACTATGCAAGGTTGGCCTGAAGGCTCATGGTGCGAGGTTGGAGATTACATTCGTGTACCAAAATGGGGTGGTGACAGGTGGGAAGTTGAAGTTGAGGGTGAACAAGACGAGGACAAAGCCTTGTTTATGATCCTAAACGACCACGAAGTCATTGCTAAAGTCACTGGTGATCCACTGTTAATGAGGGCGTTCATATGAGCACAGAAACAACAGAAAAGCTAGACATTAACGTAAAAGAAGAAGTTGATGGTTCAGCAGTCGTTGATCTTCCTGAGGATTTAATGCCTGAGGAAGAAGGCGAACAAGAGCAAAAGGTTGAGGGTGGTTCAGTTCCTGATGATGGTGGAGAAGACCATCCTGATGACACCCAAGCCATTCGTGATGCTAGACGAGCAAAACGTAGGTACAAGAAGGAGATAGCCAAGGCCACTTCGAGCGAGAAGGAAGCCCAACTGAACCTTCTTAGGAGACAAAACGAGGCTCTTATGGAGCGTCTAGCAGTGGTGGAGCACAAGACCCACAGTGCAGACTTAGCTCGTATAGACAAGGCTATTGAAGACCAAGAGCTTAGATTGCAGTATGCCAAGATGAAGATGTCTGAGGCCATGCAAGTAAGCGATGGGGATGCTTTCAATAAAGCCCAAGATATGTGGGACGAGACTAGAACAGCCATTAAAGACTTAAAAGGCTTTAAGGATGCTCAGGTCAGGCCAAGACAAACCAATAATATTCCCGATCCTAAAATACAGAAGCACGCTTCTGACTGGATGGAAAGGAATGCTTGGTACAACCCAAATGGTGGGGATACTGATTCAAAAATCGCCAAAGTAATTGACGAAGAACTCGTCAAAGAGGGGTGGAATCCTTCTGACTCAGAATATTGGGAAGAGTTGGACAATCGCTTGTCAAAGCGTATGAACCCTAGATACAATGACGATATGGACGTGAGACCGTCTGTTAAGAGACCAAGGAGTGTGCAGACTGGCACTGGACGTGAGACTGTTAATGGTTCTTCTAACCGAACTCAAATCACGCTAAGACCCGAACAGGTTCGAGCGATGAAAGATGCAGGTTTCTGGGATGATCCCCAAAAGAGAGCCAGAATGATCAAGCGATATGCCCAAGAAGCTAGAAACAACACTAACTAAGGAATCAAACAATGACTGAATCTCGTTTAAAAAAATCTCTCAATGCAGGTGGTCGTGAAAGTCGTGCTAGTCAGGATACCACTAGACAACCTCCAGAAGAGAAGTTCATGAGTGCACAGGAACGTCGCAAGATGTGGAGTGAAGAATGGACACAGAGTGCTTTACCCAAAGTACCTGAGATGCCGGGGTGGCATCTGTGTTGGCTGTCAACTACCAACAGCTACGATAGCATTGATAAGCGTATGAGATTAGGTTATATCCCTGTGAAAGCAGACGAGATGCCTCATTTCGAGAACTACAAAGTCAAGGCAGGAGAGCACGTTGGTTTTATTGCCTGTAATGAAATGATCCTGTATAAATTGCCAATGGACATTTATCAAGACGTTATGTTACAGATGCACCATGAAGCACCTAACGAAGAAGCTGAGAAGATCAGAGTCCAAGTTGAACAACTTCAGGGAACAGACAGTTCAGGCAGAAGTCTTACTGACATTGAGGGCGATGGTCTAAGGCAGTTAAGCAGAAAAAATGTTCCCGATCCCATATTCCATGGGTGAGGATTTTTAACAAGGAGTTATTATGTCAGCAACTAACGCTCCATTCGGCTTACGTCCTGCGTTCCACCCTTCTGGTCTGGATCGTGCACAGGCGTTAGCCAATGGAATTTTGTCTGGTTACTCTTCAAATATCTTGAAGGGTCAGCCAGTAAAATACAACCCATCCAATGGTGTCATTATCATCGCTACAGTGGGAGCCGCATGGTCTGGGGCTTTCGCAGGTGTCGAGTGGACTGATACTACTGGTCGTAGGCGTGTAAGTAACTATTGGCCTGCCAATACTACTTTCATCACAGGTTCATGTGTAGCCTATTTCTACAACGATAACAACATCGTTTATGAAATTCAAACAGATGCAACCATTGCTCAGACCTCTATAGGTAATGAGTACAACTTCTCCAATATCGCCGCAGGCTCTACTACTACTGGCTTATCTGCTTGCACCTTAGGTGTATCGACAGCAGTTGGTAGTGGTTCTCAAGGTGATATGAGAATTGTTGATATAGGCCCCTATGCTGATAATGCATGGGGTGATTCATATGTTGTCGTTAGAGTAGTGAATGCTTATTCACAGTTCTTCGGTAACTTCACTGCAATAGCATAAGGAGGACTAAACCATGGCCGCACCAATGCGAAGTACGGACTTTAGATCCATCGTTGAACCCATTTTGAATGAGTGCTTTGATGGCGTTTATGACCTCCGTGAAGATGAATGGTCTCGTGTTTTTCGTGAACAAGAGGGCATTCCTAGAAACTACCACGAAGAGCCAGTCCTTTATGGATTTGGAGCCGCACCCCAATTGCCTGATGGAACACCAGTGTCCTATCAGCAAGGTGGTGTACTCTTCCTCCAACGCTATGTATACAATGTGTATGGCCTCGCCTTCGCATTGACCAAAGTGTTGGTTGAAGACGGTGACCACATTCGTATCGGTCAAGTGTATGCTCGACATCTCGCTCAGTCATTGATTGAGACTAAAGAAACTCTCTGTGCAAATATTTTGAACAGAGCCTTCAATAGTTCTTATGTTGGTGGTGATGGCGTATCGTTGATCAACACTGCTCACCCAATCGTGAGTGGATCGTTCAGCAACCAATTGGCTACATCAGCAAACTTGTCTCAAACATCTCTCGAACAGATGTTGATTCAGATTCGCCAAGCTGTGGACAACAATGGTAAGAAGATTCGTTTGGTTCCACGACAACTTGTAGTGGCCCCCGGCAATATCTTCCAAGCTGAAGTACTGTTGAAATCTGTGTTGCGTACTGGAACAGCAAACAATGACTTGAATCCAATTAAGTCTATTGGTTTGCTC